CTTTTTTATTACAAGTCTAGGATTTGAAAATTTATCAAATGAATATACTGAGGTTAAAAAATCAAATGAAAAGCGTAATAATATAATTGGAGCTTACAAATAATGAAACTAAGAGACTACCAAATAAAACTATCGACTCAAGCGAGTGAGATTTTACAGCATAAAAAAATCGTTTATTTAGCGATGGAGGTGCGAACTGGTAAAACTTTGACGGCTTTAAATGCGGCAAAGCTATTCGGAGCAAAAAATGTCTTATTCTTAACTAAGAAAAAAGCTATTTCCTCAATTCAGTGGGATTTCGATAACTTCGAATTTGATTTTGACATTACAATTGTAAACGATGAGAGCTTGCATTTAGTTGAGGGAAAATTTGATTTGATTATACACGACGAACACCATCGCTTTGGAGCTTATCCAAAGCCGAATAAAGTCGCTCAGCTATTTAAAAAGCGTTATTCAAAATTGCCAATGATTTTTTTATCAGGAACGCCAACGCCAGAGAGTCACTCCCAATGGTTTCACCAATTTTGGATAAGCGAGCATTCGCCTTTTAAACAATATACTAATTTTTATAAGTGGGCGGTTGATTACGTTGACGTAAAAGAGAAACGCTTAGGCTATGCGGTGATTAAAGATTATAGCACCGCAAATGAGCAGTTAATACGAAGAGCCACACAGCACTATATTATAACTTTTACACAGGCGCAAGCCGGATTTACGACCTCAGTCAACGAAATGGTCCTGGAGTGCGAGATGCAACCAATTACAAATTTGATAATTAACAAGCTCAAAAAGAATTTAGTCGTTAAGAATACCGACGGCCAGGTTATTCTCGGAGATACCGGAGTTAAATTGATGCAAAAAATCCATCAACTAAGCTCAGGCACTTGCAAATTTGAAGATGGAACGTCAAAGGTTATTGATTTATCAAAAGCAAATTTTATATTTGAAAAATTCAAAGGCGTTAAGATTGCAATTTTTTATAAGTTCAAAGAGGAATTTAACGCATTAAAATTAATTTATGGAGATGAGTTGACCGATAACGTCGAGGAGTTTGACAATAGCGACAAATGTATTGCGTTACAAATCGTTTCCGGACGTGAGGGCATCTCTTTAAAGAATGCCAAATATTTAGTTTATTATAATATTGATTTCAGTGCGACAAGTTATTGGCAAAGCCGAGATCGTTTAACGACAATGCAACGACAATCAAATGAGGTCTTTTGGATATTTAGCAAAGGAGGGATTGAACTTGACATTTATAAAACGGTATTAAAAAAGAAAGATTATACACTTAAAATATTTAAAGAAAATGAACGTACTATCACTATTTAACGGAATGAATACAGGACGCCAAGCCTTAGAAAACGTTGGTATAAAAGTTGAAAAATATTTTAGCTCAGAGATTAAGCCTTACGCTATTGAATTAACTCAATATCATTTTCCCGATACTATTCAAGTAGGAGACGTTACAAAGTGGCGAGATTGGGATATTGATTGGAAGACGATTGATTTGGTATTAAGTGGCTCTCCTTGTCAAGATTTGAGCGCAGCGGGAAAACGTGCCGGGATTAATGGTAAAAAGTCAAGTCTCTTTTTTGTCTTTGTTGAAATATTAGAACATATAAAATCACTTAATCCAAACGTCTTATTTTTACAAGAGAATGTTGGAAGTGCCTCAAAGTTGGACGTTGGAATTATGAGCCGAGCTTTGGGAGTTTATCCAGTTATGATTAATAGTTCGTTAGTTACGGCTCAACTTCGTAATCGTTATTATTGGAGTAATATAAAAACAAGACAAGATGGAATGTTTGGGGATATTGTTACCGACATACCTCAGCCAAAAGATAAGGAGATTTTTTTAAAAGACATTTTAACATTTAATAAAAAATATGTTAAACAAATAAATTCTGATTTAATATTTTATAAAAACAATGAAATAAGAATTAAATCAAATAATTTAACAGGATATGATATAATTAATGATTATGATTGTATTAATTTAGCTTTTGAAGTTTCAAAAACAAGAAGAGGAAGAGTTAATAGTTTAAAATCTCCTTGTTTATTAAAAGCAAATGAACCATTATATTATTTTTATAATGATTTATTTTATAGATTAAATAAAATTGAATTATGTAGATTACAGGGTTTTCCTGATAATTATTGTGATATAATTTCAGAAAATAAATCTGCAAGTTTACTCGGTGATGGATGGACTTTACCAATAATAGAACATATTTTTAAATTTATTCAAAAATAATTTGCATAATTAAAAATAATATTATTATATTTGTACAACCGCCAAAGTAAAACATTAATACCCTTTTCTTTTGCGCTTGGCGGTAGCAATCGAGGAGGGTTTATTTTTTATATTATGACTAAAGATTTTTTAAAAACAATTACAAATCCATACGCCGATATTAATTACGACGCAAATGGAGTGACAAAGCCGGAGCAATACAAAATTGGAATTGACACCTTTGAGAGAGCTGAGGCAAACTTAAGCAAGGAGGAAATTTTAGCGATTTGCAAATTTAATATTGACAAATATTGCTGGAGAAAAAAAGACCAGGACAAAGAGGACTTTGAAAAAATTATTAAATACGCCGAGTGGGCGCTTAAAAATTTATAGTATGGACTATTTAATAGTAAAGAACAATAAAATAGGCGTTCACTTAGAGCCTCAAATTGGAACTGCCGGACGCGAGTTTCGAATGGTTGGAACTGGTAAAAATTTACAGATGCCAAAGAGATGGAACAACCAAAAGAAAACTTTTTGTTACCACTGGATTTACACTTTTAAATATTTAGACAATGGAGAGTATTTTCAACTAGAGTTTGATTATAACGATAATTTTTTAAAAAAACTATGAAAGGACAAAAATACAATCCAAAGGACGACGATTTGATTGAGATCATTGAATTTGTCACCTGGTTGCGATTGGAGTGCGATTTTACTTCAATATATCTTTGGGATTACAAAGGACAGGATTTGACTTTAAAGGAATTATTTAACATATACAGAAACCGACATGAACAATAAAGACGAAATTATTATCGAGATGCTTGCCTGGATCTCAGTTGTAACTTTAATCGCATCTATTATTTTTTTAATATTTGGATAATGACAGAACAACAAATCCAAACTAAAATAAAAAAGAAACTCCAGGCGCAAGGGTATTTTGTAACCAAGTTAATAAAGACCTCAACAAATGGCATTCCTGACTTATTAGCTATTAAAGACGGACAGGCGACTTTTATTGAAGTAAAAAGAGAAAATGGTATATTATCCCCACTTCAAGAATTGAGGCTCTCAGAGCTTAAAAAACACGGCTGTCAAGTTTATGTTTGGAGTGATTATGGAGTTGAGTTTGTTACAAAATGACTTTTTTAAGTTATATATAATATAATTACTATATTTGTATTATGATTAAACCTTACACGATATTAACTCAAATGTGGTTAGACCAAGAAAATGACAACTTAGGACTTAACGGCTCGTTTGTTGATTTTCGTGTGAACGTGGATAGTATAGACGGATTTTGGGTTGAGTCACCGGAGGAGATTGTCCTTGTTATTAGAGGAAATGCCTATTATATTGAAAACGAAACTCACGTATTGCATTTTTTAAGTGAGTATTTTAATCCGATGAGGCTTTGATAATTCACGAACTCGCTAAAAAGGACGCTCAATGGAGAAAAATGGCTTTGCAAATTTGCAAAAGTAAAGACGTAGCGGACGAGTTGGTGCAAAATATGTATATTAAATTAAGCGAGAGGACAATTCCTGTCTCAGACGGATATATTTTTGTAACATTAAGGTCGTTATTTTACGACTCTCTAAAAAATACCGATATTTTAATCGACGATTTTAGTAAATTTGAAGTCGAAGACGAGGAATATAACGAGGGAGTTGACTACGATGAGCTTTCAAAAGATTTGACCTGGTATGAAAGGACTCTTTTTGAACAATCGACCTTAATAGGACAGCGAGAACTCTCCAGACAAACCGGAATACACATTCAAACAATCCATCGAGTAAATAAGATGGTTAAATTAAAATTAAATGGCAAAAAGAAGGACTAAAAAAGAAATTCAAGGACTGGGCGATGTTGTCGCAGCGGTAACCTCAGCGGTTGGAATTGAGCCTTGCTTAGATTGTAAGGACAGACAATTCAAATTAAACCGACTTTTTAACTTTAAAAAGGTAAAATCGGAAATGAACACAACCGATAAGGAACATTTTAGAATATTTTTAGACGTTAAAGGTCAAAGAATAGTTGACGGAAAACGTACTGAGTTAAATTTTGAGGACGTAACTTATTTAAATGGTTTATATTTACACTATTTCGGCCTTGACAATTCAAATTGTCCGACTTGCTCGAAAGTTCACGAAACGATTATAAAGGATTTATATAAATTATACTCATATGAAAGCAACTAAAAAACAACAACAAGACGAATTTTATCAGTTTTTAGATGCTATTATCGAAAACGCTCCAGCAGACCTATCAGCAAACGAAATTTGGATGCCGGACAACTTATATAAATTATTAAAAAAGAAGTCACACAACGGCTTTAAATTCTTTACGTCGGAGTTTTTGACAAATAACGAGGTGATTTTGGGGAAATATCAACCTCAATAAATTATTGTAAAATATGGAAAGTAAAAGAGACGAAAACGGAAGACTAAAAAAAGGTCATGGAGGATTAAAACCAAAAGGCGCAGAGACTAAATTGGTTTCTGAGGCTAGAGCTTTATTTGTTCAAACGTTAGAGGCTCAAGTGCCAAATATACACCAAGCCTTTGCCGATGTCCTTGACAAAGATCCATACAAGTATTTGGAATTATTCGCAAAATATGCTCAGTATTTCGTACCTAAAAAAGTCGAAACGGAAATGAATTTGAATATTGAGAAACCGATTTTTAATTCCCTTGACTTAGATGTTCCAGAAAACGACGGCGCAGAGTAAAATCGCCAAACTTAGAAAACGAGTTCGAATTGTTCAAGGCGGTACGTCAAGCTCCAAAACGTTTTCAATATTACCGCTTTTAATTACTTACGCAATTGAAAATCCATTCTCGGAAATTTCAATAGTTAGTGAGTCAATCCCTCATTTAAAAAGAGGAGCTTTAAAAGACTTTCAAAAGATAATGGTTTTAACTGACAATTATCGAGATGCAAATTTCAACCGGTCATCACTTAAATATACATTCTCGAATAATTCTTATATTGAATTTTTTAGCGTCGACCAACCGGACAAATTAAGAGGAGCGAGACGTGATATTCTATTTGTAAACGAGTGTAATAATATCGACTTTGAAAGTTACCAGCAATTAGCTGTAAGGACTAAAAAATTCATTTACTTAGACTACAACCCAACGAATGAGTTTTGGGTGCAAACGGAACTTTTAAACGATGCTGACTCCGACTTTGTTATTTTGACCTACAAAGACAACGAGGCACTCGATCCGGCAATCGTTCGAGAGATTGAGAAAGCAAAAGACAAAGCGAGTACTTCGACCTATTGGGCAAATTGGTGGAACGTTTACGGACTCGGTCAACTTGGCTCGCTTGAGGGAGTGATATTTCAAAACTGGGAGCAAATCGACACAATACCGCCAGAGTCTAAATTTTTAGGGAGTGGCCTTGACTTTGGTTATAGCAATGATCCAACGGCTCATATTGGAGTCTACGATTACAACGGCAAAATTATCGTTGACGAAATGATTTACTCAACCTCACTTTTAAACTCGGATATAATTCGATTAATGAGACAGGAAAGGACAGCTCCAATTTGGGCTGACTCAGCCGAGCCGAAGTCAATCGAGGAAATAAGACGAGCCGGATTTAATATTAAGCCAGTTATCAAAGGAGCTGACTCAATCAATTACGGAATATCGGTATTGCAGCAAAAGGAAATATTAGTCACCAAGTCAAGCACGAATTTAATTAAGGAGTTACGCAATTATAGTTGGGATGTTGACAAAACCGGTAAGAAATTAAACAGGCCAATAGACGAATTTAACCACGCAATTGATGCCTTGAGATACTTTGCAATGATGAGCTTGGCAATAAACAAATCGAGACGCGTAATAATTACGTAAAAATTAATAAACAAAATCACTTTTTTAAGTTATATATATATGAGAGTTATAATTCCAACGGATTTAAAAGACATTAAATTGTCTCAGTATTTGAGATATTTAAAAGTATTAAAAGAAAACCAGGACGACGAGACATTTGTTTGCATTCAAATGGTTGCGATATTTTGCAACTTAAGCGTGGCCGATGTTATGAAAATACCAGTTAACGACTTCGCTGAAATCGTTGAGCAATTGGCTAAGGTATTAGACCAAAAACCGCAACGAGTTAAGACTTTCAAAATGGATGGCGTTGAGTACGGATTTATCCCGAATTTAGATAAAATGACAATCGGAGAACACGCAACGATTGACTCGTTACTCGGTAGCGATGAGAACTTGGCGTTATTGATGTCGGTTTTATATAGACCAATTACAAAAAAGATTTATCCATTTTATCAAATTGAAGACTACGACGGAGACGAAAGCAAAGCCGAATTATTTAAGGACGTAAGGATGGACGTAGTTACTGGATCAATTCTTTTTTTTTGGAGTTTAAGCAAGGAATTATTGAGCAATATCCTATTGCATTTGGAGAGCAAGGCGATGAGGGAGGGGAAATCTCTCGAGGAGGTTTCAACGAGCGCTGGGGTTGGTTTCAGTCATTTGTTAGATTATCGCGAGAGCTTGGCATCAAGCCTCGAGACGTTGGAAGAGAGCCTCTTCACGAGTCACTCACGTTATTATGTTATTTAATCGACGAAAGCAAAGAAGAGGCAAAACAAATTAAAAATCACTTTAAAAAATGAGAGCATTTTATCAAGCAATAGAATATATCAAAAGCACGCTGGAAAGCGCGCCTCTTTTAAATACAATAACACACGGAACGGATATAATAGACAATGTTAAAAAAAATATATTTCCGCTTGCTCATATTAATATACTCAGCTCTTCAATTAGTAA